GCCGCGAGCACCTCTGAGTACGCCAGCACCTCCGGTGCCTCTAGCGCGGTCATCGTCACGGCGAACACGGGCGCGAGAGGCACGTACCCAGCCTTGCCAGCGGAGAGCTCATCCGCGGTCGTCGCCAAGCTCTGCACCGTGGTCGTCGGGTCGGTGGACACTGCCCCGTCGAGGCCGATGAGCACCGCCATCGTGGCGTTGTGCTCCTGCCACTGGACGGTCAATCGCTGGCCGTTGCGGAGGTCGGGCGAGTCCTTGGCCGACCACGACAAGATGGCGACCTCTAGCGACCCCCAGGTGGGGTGAACGAGCGTCCCGATCGGGTGATCCGAGAACTCCGTCACCAACTCGTAGCGCATGTCGGGCCACAGCGTGCCGTACCGCTCGACTAGCGGCCCGCTGTTGATCAGCGGGATGGTCAGTGAGCCCTTGTACGCCTTGAGGCCCGTGGGCTCCATGTCGGCCCCGCGGCGGCGGTAGGCGACGTGCTGCGCGAAGTCGGTGCCGCCGTCCACGTCTGCCGTCTCCAGCGGGAAGCGGATGCCGCGATAGGACGCCTCTGGGATCAGGTCGAAGTCGGTCATCGTGGCGCTCCTTGCGCGCGCGCGTGCGTGGCATCGACCGGGGAGACGGTCGCGGTGATGGGTGCCGAGGCGATCCCATCGCGCACGGCATCGCGCACCGAGCGCCCGAACTCCACGTAGAACGCGGCGTCGAAGGGGTTGTCGCTCTGCTGCGTGTAGCCCATCGCTCGATTGGCCGCGCCACCGATCGCGAGGCCCGTGCCAGCCGCGACAAGCACACCCGCCGTGGTCGTCGCTAGAGCCGCCGCGCCACCAGCCGCCGCCATGCCGTTGATCGCTGCTGCGCCGCCCGCGATAGCCGTCCCAGTCGCAGCGATGACGCCACCGCCGCCAGCCGCCGCGCCAGCGACCGGGGCCGCGACTCCGAGCGCCGTCCCGAGGACCGTACCCGCAAGCTGCCGCCCGATGAAGCCCGCCGCGACCTGCCCAGCGAGAGGCACGCTTGCCGCCGCGACGGTCGTCCCGAGGGGGTTGCGTGCCACGAACGCCGAGAAACTGTTGGAGAGCTGGTTGACGCTGCTGGTGTTGTCCGACAGCGCGGTGAGGCGCGACTCCTCTGACGATTGCAGCGCGGTGCGTTGCTCTGAGTCGATGACGGCACGACCCGCCTCGACCTGCGCCGGTCCAAAACGCAGGCCCTGCGCCTGGAGGTCTGCGACCTTCTGGGCGATCGTGCCGCCCCCGGCGCTTGCTCCTGCGAGAAGGGTTATGGCCGTCCGCTGCGGACTGCCAAGGATCATCGGTGCGCCGGGGCCACCCGTTGCGAGCAGGTTCATCGCGGCATTGGCATCGCCTCCCATGCCCGTGATCAGTTGAGACATGAACGCTAGAGGGCTGCGGTTGCGGAGAGAGGCGTTGCCCGCACGGTCGCGCACAATCATCTGGTCTGCCAGCGCAACGTGGTTGGTCGCGCGGAGTCGGCGATCGAGCCGATCGGCCACCAGCGGACTCTCAACGGACCCGCGGAGTTGAGCCAGAGAGTTGAGCGCGGGGCGCGCGTTCGCGCCCGCCGACGCTTCGACCTCTGCTGTAGCCATCGACTCCAGCACCGTTGCGCGCACTGACGCCGACCGCTGCTCTGGGGTCTGACCGGGTCTTTGGGCGCGCGCAATATTCTGCATCAGCGGCCCTAGTGCTGACCCGACCACCGTCGAAAGCTCGACCGACCCCCCCTCTCCGGTGCCTGTCATCGCCATCAGCGTGGACATCTGATCCGCGCCAACAATCCCTTGGTCACCGAGCATCCCCGCCGCTAGCAGCACCTCGCGCGGCGATTGCGAGGTGTTTCGCGCAAACGCCAACAGTTTGATCTGCTCCTCGAGCGCCGCCGCCCTCCCTTGTGCCGTTGGGGCTGTGAGGACGCTCTTTTGCGTCTGCGCCGCTAACAGACCCTCCGCGACATCGCCCATCGACAGGCCGCGGAGCGACCCGGTCGTGACCTCCGTTTGCAGTCGCCCGCGAAGCGCCGCCGCCTCCGACGGGCTCATCATCGTCCCGATGCCAGAGTTGCCCGCTTGCATGAAGGCGTTGTTGAGCGTGTGCTCACTCTCGGCCCTCTGCGCCCGTGCGTCTTGGATCTGGCTGTGCGCGTTGCGCGCGACGTTGATGGCGGCATCACGGCCCACGGTCAGGCCGCGCCGAATGTCGTGCGCCACGCTGCCGCGGTTGCGGTTGCGAGCCGTCACCTCGCGCTGTGCGATGGCCGTCTGGCGCTTCTCTTCCGTCTCGTAGACCCGCGTGAGGCGCTCTGCGGCAGTCTGCTTGACGCGTGACTCTTGCTCTGCGGTCAGGCCGCGCTTGGCCGACTCCACGCGTGCGTGCGCGGTCGCCTCTTGCTCGACCCGCTGCTGCGTCTGGGCGGTGAGGCGCGCCGCGCGGCGCTTCTGATCTTCGGCGCGTATGAAAGCCTGGACGCTCCGATTGGCCGCGGCCACACCACGCGCCGACGCCTGATCGCCGTCCGCTGCTTGCTGGCGTGCGGAGGTGCGGTAGGCGTTGGCCGACCCGGTCGCAGCGCGCTGCATCGAGCCCTTGACCTCGCGCTCAGTCTGTTGGGCCATCGTGCGAATCGCGCCGAAGGCGGCGGCGATGCCCGACGTGTCGGCGGTGATCTCAAGTACGGCGCGAGGCACTACTCGACCTCACCGACGGTCATCGTCGGGGTCGAGCTCGCGGAGTAGTCCGCGGGCGAGTCGATCGGCTGCGAGATACCCGAGGAGTTCTCCGTCGTCCATGTCGCACGCTGGCCGACCAGTGCAGTAATAATGAGACGCAGCGAAGCGTACTCGTAGCGAGGCAAGCTGGTCATCGAGGCCAGCCCTTTTCCCAGCGCATCAGCTACCTCCTTTACCTCCGCGAGGGTCTTGAGCGAGCGGAACGGGGACCGCTCCTGCGACCATGTCGCGTACTCATCCCAGACCGCGCGGATCTCATCGACCTCAAAAAACCGCCTCACCTCTGCGGCCTCTGCGGCGAACGAAACGTCAGGCTTCTCTGGGTCCACCAGCGCGCGGGTGAGCGTCTGCACCATGACCTCGAGGTTGAGGATGGCGTCACCTGCATCGCCGATGAGGTCTTCCCTCTGCCAGCCGCCCGTCGAGACGAGCCACTTGACCGCGTCGGCGTGTGCGCGCGCGGCGTCCTCTGCGGTCAGTGACCGCATGGCGAGGGGGAGCGTCACGCGCCCGTCGGCGCGTGCGATCTCGATCGAGAATGTCTTGTGGGGGCGAGCTCGCCCCGCGAGGAGCTTGGCGAGGGGCGATCCGATGCGATGTTGGTCCAGGGCGCTCATCGCGCCCGACCGTACCACGGTCACGCGATCGAGGTAATCTTACCGTGGAACTCCCACGAGACGGAGTTGGCGTCGGCGACCTTGGTGCCGACCTTGGCGGTGCGGATGTCGCCCGTGCACTGGTACATCTTCCCGGCGATCTTGAAGCCCAGCGTGATGACCGACTGCGCGAGCGCGATGCCGATCCAGTCGAACTCCATGCCGCTCTGCGGCACAGCGTTCTCGACGCGCACCATGACCTTCTGCGGCCCGACGCTGAAGCCAGCCGTGCCGAGGAGGAGCGTCTGGACGTCCTTGTTTTGCGTGTCCACGTCGAAGTCGATGCTGGACGACTGGAGCACCGGCACGGCGTTGACCGTCACGAAGCCGGGGCCGCTGTAGATGGTTGCCATGATCAGAGGCTCGCGATCTGCCGGACGTTGCCAGCGATGATGTGCAGGCCGCTGACCGGCTCGCACGGGATTTCACAGTTGAGGCGACCCGACACGACCGGGTCGGCCTCGACCACCAGGAGCGAGACGTTGGCGGTCACGTCGCGCAGGATGCTCCGCGCCTCGTAGGCCGCGAGGCGATCGAGGATGACCGCGCGCACAAGCGACGGCGTGGTCACGCGAGGCGACAGCGGCGGGTTGCCGTTGGCGCTGTCGGCCCCGAGCTTGAAGCCCGCGTAGGTCGTCGCGAGGTAGCCCTGGAGGTCGTCGGCGACGTAGTCACACGCCGTCACGAACTCCGTGTCGATGACGGCAAAGTTC